GTCTCTTAGAGACAGGGTACAAAGAGCTTCAGCAAAAAATTACCTCAAAGGATTAGATGGTAGGAAGCTGTATGTTCGTAATCAACATTCAGCATTGAACACTTTACTACAAGGTGCAGGTGCTATCGTAATGAAACAAGCATTGGTTATATTAGATGATGTGTTAAGATTAAATGCAATGGATTATAAATTCGTAGCTAACATACATGATGAGTGGCAGATAGAAGTACCAAAAGATAAAGCTGATTTTATAGGGAACTTTGCAGTAGATAGTATTGTAAAAGCAGGAACACATTTTAATCTTCGTTGTCCTTTAGATGGCGAATACAAGATAGGAGATAACTGGAGTGAAACCCATTAAAGAAGATAGAAAGAAGTTTGACATTGACTTAGAGTACGGAGAGATAAGAGAAGATAAAATAAAAGACATGCTAACTGGTAAAAAGATAGAAGTTAAATCAGAGAAAGGTATGTGGATGAAGACAGGAAACATATGTATAGAGTATGAGTCTTGGAATAAACCATCAGGAATTAGAGCAACGGAATCAGACTATTGGTTTCATAACTTATGTGTAGGAGACAACGAGTTCTGTACTCTTGTATTTAAAACAGATGTACTTAGAACTATTGTTGATGACCTTGATAGTTTTAAAACTGTATGTGGTGGAGACCATAACGCTAGTAAAATGTTCTTAGTTAATCTTCAGAAATTATTCTCATCAGATGTTATCAAAGCATTTAAGGAGACTGAAGATGAAAAAAAATAAGAAAACACTTGACACATTAGTAGAAGATATATATAATGAATTGTCGGCATTAGGAAAAGGCGAACATCTTAACATAGATGAAGACACAATAGAGCAGTTTGGAGAGTCTATGAAAAAGATTCTATACGACTGGTCTCATCCTAGTCCACGAGGTAAACCTGCTTTACGAATGTCTAACATAGGTAAACAACCTAGACAGTTATGGTATGAGATGAACTCTGATTCTGATAATACAGAAGTCATATCGCCACCTACATTTATTAAGTTCTTATACGGACACTTACTTGAAGAGATAGTTTTATTTCTTGTTAAGTTATCTGGACATGAAGTTACTAATGAACAAAAAGAAATAACTGTATCCGGTATTAAAGGACACATGGATTGTGTTATTGATGGAGAAGTTGTTGATATTAAAACAGCTTCTGGTTTTGCATTTAAAAAGTTTAAAGATGGAACACTAGCAGAGGATGATGCTTTTGGTTACATGGCTCAACTTGCAGGATACGAACAAGCAGAAGGCACTAAGAATGGTGGCTTCCTTGCTCTTAATAAAGAGTCTGGAGAGTTAGCTATGTTTAAACCTGATAACTTTGATAAGCCTAATATCAAAAAGAAAATAACTGATATTAAAAAAGCTGTTAAGTTATCTACACCACCTGATAAATGTTATGACGATGAGCCAGATGGTAAGTCTGGCAACATGAAACTTGCAAGGGGCTGTGTATATTGCAGACATAAGTTTGAATGTCATGCAGATGCCAACGATGGTAAAGGTTTAAGGGTGTTTAAATATTCAACAGGTTATAGATACTTAACTCAAGTACCTAAACCACCTAATGTTATAGAGGTAAAGAATATATGAGTGGTAAGAAATCAAAATTGTTAAGACGTAAAGCTGAAGGATTACTTATAGGATGGATTCAAAGTATGACTCCAGAAGGAGAAGATGCTAGTAAGATTAATAAGAAAAACTTACATGAGTTTCTACCAGAGCAAACACATATCTTTGCTAATAATAGATTTATGTTAAGTGCTTATAGTCTTAGATGGTTTTATAAGAAAGTAAAACAAAATCCTAACTTTCATTTAAAAGAGTTAGATGCCTAAAAGAGTACCAAGAAAACCAAGACCAAAGAAGGTTGGTGTACCTAAAGGGTATGACAGTTTATGGGAAGCAACTCTACATGAGACTGTACTACAAGAATGGAAACATCATTGGGATAATATTAATTATGTTGTTAAGCATAAATACGAGCCTGATTTTGTAAAGGTTATAGATGGTAAAACAATTTTACTAGAAGTTAAAGGTAGGTTCTGGGACTATGCAGAGTATAGTAAGTACATACATATACGAGAAGCTATACCTAATGACTATGAGTTAGTGTTTTTATTTCAGAAACCTTTCTCTCCAATGCCGGGTGCTAAGATGAGAAAAAACAAAACAAAAAGAACTCATGCTGAATGGGCAGAGACAAATAACTTTAGATGGTATAGTGAAGATACACTACCGGATGATTGGAGGAATGATGAACTATAAGTTTAACGAAGATAAAATATTAAATGAACTAAAAGCTTACGTAGGTAATACGTATGACCAACACTATGCTAATGGTAAGTATCAAGCAACAGATATGATAATTGATTCTGGATATGGAGAAGGATTCTGTCTTGGAAACATTATGAAGTATGCTATGAGGTTTGGAAAAAAGAACGGTAAAAACAATTTAGACTTATATAAAATCGTACACTATGCTATAATAGCAATATACGTAAACAATAAGGAACAAGATAATGGTTGAAGATAAGATAGGAAAGAAACCTTACCTAGGTATAGAGATAGATTATGATAGAGAAAAAACATTTGATAAGTTTAGTTTAGATACACTCAGAGATAGATATCTTTGGGAAGGAGAAACACATGCCCAAGAAGCATTCGCAAGAGCCTCAGTCTTCGGAGCAACTTTTAAAGGCGAGACAGATTTTGAATTGGCTCAAAGACTTTATGAGTACAGTTCCCACAGGTGGTTCATGTTTAGCACTCCTATACTTAGTAACGGAGGAACAACTCGTGGGCTTCCTATCAGTTGTTTTCTTAATTATGTTCCTGACAGTAGGAATGGTTTATCAGCTCACTATGATGAGAATATATGGTTGGCGAGTTCGGGTGGCGGTATCGGTGGATATTGGGGAGACATTAGAAGTAACGGTATATCTACTACTCATGGCAGTCGTTCTACTGGTTCAATTCCTTTCATGCACGTAGTTGATTCTCAGATGTTAGCTTTCAATCAAGGAACTACAAGACGTGGTTCTTATGCGGCTTATATGGATATAAGTCATCCGGAGATTGAAGAGTTTATTAACATGAGAAAAGAATCAGGTGGAGATATAAACAGAAAGAATCTTAATCTTCATAATGGTGTCAACATTACTAATGCTTTCTTACAAGCTGTAGAAAAAGATGAAGACTGGAGATTGATTGACCCTAAGACTAACGAAGCTGTTAAGACTATTAACGCTAGAGATTTATGGTGGCAGATAATAAATGCCAGAGCAGAAACAGGCGAACCTTACATGATAAACATTGATACATGTAATGATGCACTACCTCAAAAACAAAAAGACTTAGGGCTTAAGATACGTCAAAGTAATTTATGTTCTGAGATTACTTTACCAACGGATGAAGAGAGAACAGCAGTATGTTGTTTATCATCTGTAAACTTAGAATACTTTGATGAGTGGTCAAAGGATGATAACTTTATACAAGATTTAATAACCATGCTTGATAATATACTTCAACACTATATTGACAATGCAATAGACACAACACAGTTAGGAGAATACAGTGCAAATTTTAAACGCTTTCAAAAATATGTTAAGGAAGGTAAAGAAGGCTTTACCAAGAGTGCCTACTCAGCGTATAGAGAAAGGAGTCTCGGGCTTGGTGCTATGGGTTTCCATGCTTATCTTCAATCTAGGTCACTTCCTTTTGAAGGTATTTACGCAACTGGGTTTAACTATAAGGCATTCACTTATATTAAAGGAAAGGCGAAAGAAGCAACTAGAGAGTTGGCTATTGAAAGGGGCGAAGCTCCTGATATCCACGGCAGTGGTAAGCGGAATGCTAATCTCCTTGCTATTGCTCCTAATGCTAGTAGTGGTATCATTTGTAGTGGGACTTCTCCTAGCATTGAGCCTTACAGGGCTAACTGCTATACTCACAAGACTTTATCCGGCAGTTACCAAGTTAAAAATAAATACTTAGAAAAGATTTTAAAATCTAAAGGACTTAAAGCTGATGAGTTGAATGCACTATGGAAAGATATATCAGGTAGTGATGGTTCAGTCCAACATTTAGATATACTTACTGATGATGAGAAAGAAATATTTAAAACAGCTAATGAGATAAATCAAATATGGATTGTAGAACATGCTTACAAAAGACAAGAGTTTATTTGTCAAGCACAATCTGTTAATTTATTCTTTACATTACCTAAAGCTACAGAGCCTCAAGAAGTACATGATGAATATATGCAATACGTAAATGATGTTCATTGGTATGGTATGAACAAACTTAAATCGCTTTACTATTTTCGTTCTAATGCTGCTCGTACAGTAGAGAATGTAAATGTTAAAGTACCTAGAATAAATTTAGAAGATACAGAATGTATCGCATGTGAGGGATAATTATGAGCTTATTAACAACGAGAGATTACTACAAACCATTTGAATATCCATGGATGTTTGACTACTATGTATTACAGAATCAAATGCACTGGATGCCTGAATCTGTACCATTACATACAGATGTTAAAGATTGGCAGGAACTAACACCAACTGAAAAGAATTTACTTACACAAATTTTCCGACTGTTCACACAGTCCGATGTAGATGTAGCTTCTGGATATATAGATAAATATATGCCTATCTTTAAAAAGCCAGAAGCAAGAATGATGATGGGTTCTTTTGCAAACATGGAATCAATACATCAACATGCTTATTCTTTATTACTTGATACAGTTGGAATGCCTGAGATAGAGTACAAAGCTTTTGCAGAGTATGAAGAGATGTCAAACAAGCATGACTATGTTGGAAACTTTAAACCTACTAAAGCTAAGAAAGAAACTATTGCAAAAACTTTAGCAGTTTATTCAGCTTTTACAGAAGGACTACAGTTGTTCAGTAGCTTTGCAATCTTATTAAACTTTCCAAGGTTCGGTAAGATGAAAGGTATGGGACAGATAGTTACTTACTCTATTCGTGATGAGTCTATGCACGTTGAAGCAATGACAAAGTTATTCAGAGAGTTTATAAAAGAGAACATAGAAATATGGACAGATGATTTCAAGAAAGAACTATATGAGATATGTAGACATATGG